GTTGTTTGGATGAAATTTGATGAAGAACTATATACATACTTAGGCGAACATTGTAATAGTGATGGCTTACCTGTTTTAAATACAGGTGAGTTTAAGTATTGCACAGAAAAATATGGTAAGGATGTTTTTCGTGAAACATTGTCAGCCTATATTGCAGATGTACGTCCGCCATTTCCGTTTAAAGAAATATCATTTGGTGAGATGGTAGATAGTTTTCGTAAGCTTAAGAAGGCAGACTATACAAAGTTCATTACACCAACAGATCAATTAGAAAAGGAAGTGTTTGAAAAATATGATGACTACAAATACAATTTTGCAGAACATGGTCTAGGTCTTATAGATACACCATCTGTATATAATACCTGTAGTGATTACTTTATGAATCATTTACGATTGCGTTGTGGTTCATATAGTTTTAAAGCACCAGCTCAAGTTTGGGAAGAAGGAACTGCAAAAGAGATATGGCGTTCTATCGGTGCAATCTGGAGAGGTATTAATACTAATGAAGAACTGACACCTTCTGTATATATGTCTGCGTTTCGTTTGGGTACATATATTGCAACACAGTTTAAACCTATTGTGGCCAAGACTATCTATAACATGACAGACGCTAAGGTAGTGCTTGATACTTCTATGGGTTGGGGTGACCGTCTTGCTGGTTTCTTTGCATCAGACGCAACACATTATATTGGTTGTGATCCAAATCCAAATACATTTAAAGTGTATTGGGAAATGGTAAGAGAGTTTGATAACCTTGCACCAGGCAAGACTGTACAACTTCATAGATGTGGTGCAGAAGATTTGCCGTGGGATATGATAAAGGATGTTGATTGTGCATTTACCAGCCCACCATATTTTTCTACAGAAGAATATAATAAAGGTGGAGAATTTGAGGAAGATCAATCTTGGGCGAAGTTTAATGAATATGAAAAGTGGCGTGATGAGTTTTATCTTCCAGTAGCACTAAATAGCTTTAATTCATTAAGTGATAATGGATTTTTATTGACCAACATTATGGATCCTAAAGTTAAAGGAGTTCGTTACCGGTCAGGTGATGAGCTTGTAGATTCTTTAAGTGAACATTGGATGGGTCAAGTTGGTATGAGAATCATGCAACGTCCTCAAGGTAAAAATGTCTTTAAGACAAAAGAAGAACTTGAGGAGTTTATGAATAAAATTTATATTGAGAATGTGTGGTGCTTTGGTAAGAATAAAGACTTTGATTTCTTTAGACACAAACGCCGAGCAACACTTGAAGGATTATTTGGAGATTAGATTATGAGTTTTCTCAAGAATATAATAAAGGAAACAGGTAATGAGTTTGGGACGATTGCTGCTGATGGTCTTTCTACCGCTGATATTAGCGGCTATGTGGATACTGGCAGCTATATTTTTAATGCCTTATGCAGCGGTAGTATTTACGGTGGGATACCTCAGAACAAAATTACAGCGATTGCAGGAGAGTCGGCAACAGGCAAGACGTTCTTTGTTCTAGGTGTATGTCAAGCGTTTCTTGAAGCGAACCCAACAGGTACTGTTGTGTTCTTTGAGAGTGAATCTGCAATCAGTAAAGAGATGATTGAAAGTCGTGGTATTGATTCATCACGAATGGCAATACTACCGATTACTACAGTACAAGAGTTTCGATATCAGGCACTACAGGTCCTAGAGGCATATGAAAATGAAGATGATAGACCACCATTGTTGATGTGTCTTGATAGTTTGGGTATGTTATCGACTACTAAAGAGATTGAAGATACACAGGCCGGCAAAGAAACCAGAGACATGACACGGTCACAAATTGTTAAGGCTGCGTTTCGTGTACTGACATTGAAACTTGGTAAACTTGGTGTGCCTATGATAATGACGAACCACACTTATGAAGTTATTGGTTCTATGTTCCCACAGAAAGAGATGGGAGGCGGATCGGGTCTCAAGTATGCTGCATCAACAATCATTTATCTATCAAAGAAGAAAGATAAAGACGGCTCAGAGGTCGTAGGTAACATCATCCATTGTAAGACATATAAGTCTAGACTTACAAAAGAAAATCAAATGGTAGACGTTAGGCTCTCTTATACGAAGGGTTTAGACAAGTATTATGGTCTTTTAGAATTGGCAATAGAAGCAGGTATATTCAAATCAGTATCGACTCGTATAGAATTGCCTGATGGTACAAAAACATTTGGCAAGACTATCAACAATGATCCAGAAAAATATTATACAGATGAAGTAATGGAGAAGCTTGATAAGTTTGCCAAAGAAAAGTTTAGTTATGGATAATTATATTCGCACATACAGTAATGTTTTGGATGAAGAATCTTGTCAGTTTCTTATTGAGAAGTTTGATACTTCTGAGCATGAATACGAGGATATTCACGAAACAAATTTTAATTTAGTATATTGTTTCAAACAAATCAATATGTATAATCACGATAGTTGGGCAGGTATACGAGAACAAATTATCAAGGCGATGTTACATTTTGTTAAACTTTACAAAAAAGAGTGTAATATTATTGATGGTTTAATGTGGCCGAAAGAATATGGTTATGAAGCCATAAGAATAAAAAGATATCTTCCTAATGATTATGATAGATTTGATGACCATGTGGATTCAACAGCAGGGTGTGAAAAAAGATTCCTTAATTTTCTTATATATCTTAACGATGTAGAAGAAGGTGGGGAGACAGAATTTCCTCAGATATATAATCCAGGAACACATATGCCGTTATCGGTAAACCCAAAAGCAGGAACGATGGTAATATTTCCTCCGATGTGGCCTTGGCTACACGCTGGTAGAAAACCAGTATCGAGCCCGAAGTATTTTGTTCATTCGTATTTACATTATGTTTGAATTTGTAGAACGCAAAGAAACATTTACCAAAGATAAGTTTTGTTATGGATAAGTATATACAAGTTTATAATGATGTTATTGATGAGGTAAGTTGTAAAGAACTTATCAAGAAATTTGAAGATGAACACCAGATGTATGAGACCGTGCATCAAGAAGATGTTGATAATAATGTTATCTCATTTGAACAACTAAACTTGTTTACACAAGGTTGGGATGATGTTCAGAAAGGACTGCTTGAGTTGTTTCAAGAATATATTGTACGCTATAGAATAGATTGCAGTATCTATGATAAGATGTGGCCAGAGAAATATGGTTATGAGGCCGTGAGAATGAAACGGTATCTAGGAAATAATTATGACCGTTTTGATCCTCATGTTGATGTAATGAACCATGAATCCGCACGAAGATTTCTTGCCTTCTTTATTTACCTTAACGATGTAGAAGAAGGAGGCGAGACACAGTTCCTAAACATATACAAACCAGGAACATTCTTACCTTACACAATAAAACCAAAGAGAGGACGATTGTTAATGTTTCCACCAACGTGGCAATACTATCATGCAGGCCTGAAACCTGTATCTGGTAGAAAATACATTATACATTCGTATTGTCATTATGCTTAATTATGATTGGCGAGTAAATAAAGAAACTGGCGAAAATGCCATAGTAATATTAGAAGGTCCTTATAAAGATATAATTTTTACTTTTAAGGAAAGTAAAGTAATTTTAAAAAATGAAGATGGTAGTCCTTTAGACCTAGAAGATGCAGAGTCAATACCTATTGACTTTAAGTATGAAGTGTTGTATAATCCAGATGATAAAGATGTATTAACATTAGATTTTAAAAACGCAATCGGTGATATTTTTATGGAAATATTACAAGATAGTATTCAACATGACAGTTATAGGCTAGAGGATGAAAATAGAAACGACAATACTGAATAATTTAATTTATAATGAGGAATATAGTAGAAAAGTAATTCCTTTTTTAAAAGAAGAATATTTCCAAGACGGTATAGAAAAAATTATATTTAAAACCATATGGGAATATGTAGAAAAATATAAAAGAAATCCTACTATAGATATTCTTTCTATAGAAATTGAGAAGATTGCTTTAAATCAGGAGCAGTATAAATCCTCAATAGAATATTTTTCTGATTTAGTAGAAACACCAACTGATTTAGATTGGTTAGTAGATCAAACTGAAAAGTGGTGTAAAGATAAAGCCATTTATAATGCCATACTCAATGGTATTCATATCATAGATGGTAAAGAAAAAGATAAGTCTCCAGATGCTTTACCAAGTATCTTGTCAGAGGCATTGGCTGTTTCTTTTGATAAACATATCGGCCATGATTATATGGAACAGCATGATGATAGATATGAGTTCTATCATACGACAGAAGATAAGATTCCATTTGATTTAGATTTCTTTAATCGTATTACAAAAGGCGGTCTACCAAATAAGACATTGAATATTGCACTCGCCGGCACAGGTGTAGGTAAATCATTATTCATGTGTCATGTTGCAGCATCAACTTTGATGCAGGGTAAGAATGTATTGTATATTACATTAGAGATGGCTGAAGAAAAGATTGCAGAGAGAATTGATGCCAACTTAATGAATGTGACTATGGATGATTTGCATGATCTTCCTAGACATATGTATGATGATAAGTTTGGTAGAATACAGAAAAAGACTCAAGGTAATCTGATAGTCAAAGAGTATCCAACAGCTTCAGCTCATTGTGGTCATTTTCGTGCATTACTAAATGAGTTGCAGTTGAAGAAAGAATTTAAACCAGACATTGTGTTCATAGATTATATAAACATCTGTGCATCTAGTCGATTTAAGTACGGTAGTAATGTAAACTCTTACACATATATCAAAGGCATTGCAGAAGAAATGAGAGGTCTTGCAGTAGAATTTAATATACCAATTATGAGCGCAACGCAAACGACAAGAAGTGGGTTTGTATCAACAGATATTGGTTTGGAAGATACCAGTGAATCATTTGGGTTACCAGCGACTGCTGATTTAATGTTTGCTTTGATATCAACAGACGAATTACAAGAGTTGAATCAGATGTTAGTTAAACAATTAAAGAATAGATATGCAGACCCAACATCCAATAAGAAATTTATCATTGGTGTTGATCGAGCCAAGATGAAATTATATGACGTTAATCAGACAGCTCAAGAAGATTTAGTAGATACAGGGCAGGAAGAAGAAGTAATTGATAGGTTTGCAGACTTCAAAGTTTAATAAATATTAGGATGAAATCCTTTGAAGAATTTATTTTACAAGAAGCACAAACATCTGCCGCCTTTGAGATGGAAAAACTCATTGTTGCAGCTGCCGGCGGCCCAGCATATAAACCAAGAGATAAGAAAATCTCACCAGATGCCGGTGAAAAAATTGTAAAAGATTTAAGACTGACCGGCAAAGGTCAGATGCCCAAAAATGCATATGATGTTACATCTGATTGGGCCCAATATTTTCCAGGAGGTAAGGCTCCCGGTGCAACCAAGACTCCCAAGACCGATTTCATTATCGGTAACAAAAGAATATCATTAAAGACTGGCAAAGGTGCTCAGTTGATGAGTGGTGGTAAATCAGAAGCCACCGCTACATTTTATGCAGCGTGTCGTACTGGTAATATTCCTATTGATGGTGCAATCAAAACTTTAGAAGGTTATTTTAAAGAAATGATGTCTACTACAATGCCTGATGTAGAGGGTAATGCTGCAGAACTTGTAAAGAATAAGAAGTCAGAACTGATTAATAAAACTAATGAAATACACCAAAGGTTTAAGAAAGATTTAAGAACAACCTTTGCGAGAAATCCAAAGTTTGCATATGCATTTACTTACGAAGCGATGACAGGCGTGCAGAAGTTTGGTGGTAAAAGTCCTGCTGCCGCTCAGTATTTTTTAGTCACACCTTGGTCTGGTGACCCTGCCGACATACACGATGCCTTTAGAGACAAAGGTTATGTCAAAAAGATTGCAAGTCAAGTAGTACCAGAGGCAAGATTTAAGTCTACATCACAGAGATTAAGAGATCCAAGAACTGGTGCAACAAAAAAGACAGGGTTTTATAGTATCTATAGTGCAGTTGGTTTAGGTATCAAAAATATGACTGAACAATTAGAGAGTTTGGAAGGTGAAATATTATCTGAAGCACTATTTGATAAGATTAGAAAGATATGGAGTAAGTTTAAAAATTATATGAAGCGGGTGTGGGAACAAGCCAAGAGATGGATAGGAAATAATTGGCAGAGACTTCTACAATTTTTAGGATTAGAACCTCAAGTGTATTTCAATAACAATCCGAGGTGGTAAGATGGAACTTTC